GATTTGGGAAGGAGTTGACTACAGTAAGTCATATATGGTTGTAGCGGATGTAGCGAGAGGAGATGCTACGGATTACTCTGCATTTCATATATTTGATATAGAAAACTGTGTTCAAGTAGGAGAATATAAAGGTAAAATATCTCCTAAAGACTTTGGAAATGTACTGGTCGGAATTGCAGCTGAGTATAATGATGCTTTATTAGTTATAGAAAATGCTAATATCGGATGGGCTACTATAGAACAGGTAATGGAAAGAGAATATAGGAATTTATACTATAGCCCTACTAATAATAGAGACACAGTAGAGTCATATATGAATAAGTTTGAACGTGATAAACTAGTACCTGGGTTTACTATGTCAGCTAAATCACGTCCATTAGTTATTGCTAAAGCAATCGAATATATTAGAGAACATTCAGTACACGTACAGTCTAAAAGGCTAATGGCTGAAATGAGGGTATTTATATGGAAAAACGGTAAAGCACAAGCTCAAGATAGATATAATGATGATTTAATTATTTCTTTTGCAACTGCTTTATATGTAAGAGATACTGCGTTAAGACTAAGACAACAGGGTATGGACCTAGCTAGAGCGTCATTATCTTCGTTTACAAACCTTAACGCTCAAAATAAAGCTGTGATAAAGACAGTTGGAAATCAAGTAAAAAATCCTTATATTGTTAATACACCAGGGGGCGAACAAGATATCTCTTGGTTATTAAAATAGACTATTTATAATTAAAACGTACTTTAATGGCGGATAAATCACTATTTGGTAGACTTAAGACACTTTTTTCAAACGACGTAGTAATAAGAAACGTCGGAGGAAAAGAACTTAAGATTGCTGATGTAAACAAAATACAGAATACTGGTAGATATCAAACTAATTCTCTAGTAGATAGATTTAGCAGACTTTATATCTATAACAATAAGAATATTTATAACCCTAATATTAACTACCAGACATTAAGAATTCAACTATACTCAGACTATGAAGTAATGGATACTGATCCAATCATAGCATCTGCTCTAGATATTATAGCTGACGAAGCAACAGTTAAAAACGATCAAAACGAAATATTAGCTATTCAATCTTCTGATGAGAATATACAAAGAGTACTTTATAATTTATTTTATGATGTACTTAACATTGAATTTAATTTATGGTCTTGGACTAGAAACATGGTAAAATATGGGGACTTCTTCTTAAAATTAGAGATTTCTGAAAAGTTTGGAGTATACAACGTACTTCCTTATACTGTATACCACATGATAAGAAGAGAGGGAGAAGATCCTGATAATCCTTCTAAAGTAATCTTCCAGTTAGACCCAGATGGATTAGCATCTTCACAGAGTACTAATTACTTACCTAGAAGACGTAAAAAGAACCAAAAAATTATAGATTTTGACAATTACGAAATAGCTCACTTTAGATTAATATCTGATACCTCTTACTTACCATACGGTAGATCATACTTAGAACCAGCTAGAAAGATATATAAACAAGTTACTCTAATGGAAGATGCGATGTTAATTCATCGTATAATGAGAGCTCCAGAAAAGAGAATGTTCTACATTAACGTAGGAAACGTTCCACCAAATGAGGTAGAGCAATTCATGCAAAAGACCATTAATTCAATGAAAAAGACTCCTTATGTAGGAGAAGATGGTCAATACAACCTTAAGTTTAATATGCAGAATATGATGGAAGATTTCTATCTACCTGTAAGAGGAGGAGATCAATCAACTAGAATAGAAACTACTAAAGGATTAGATTACGACGGTACTACTGACGTTAATTACCTACTTAACAAAATGTTTGCTGCTCTAAAGATACCTAAAGCTTATTTTGGATATGAAGGAGATCTAAGCGGTAAAGCTACTTTAGCAGCAGAAGACATAAGATTTGCTAGAACAGTAGAAAGAGTACAGAAGATTATGGAATCAGAGCTTACTAAAATAGCTCTAGTACATTTATATTCTCAAGGATTCTCTGGTGAAAGTTTAACTAACTTTGAAATTAAGTTAACTACACCATCTATTATATTCGAACAAGAAAAAGTAGCTCTACTTAAAGAAAAAGTAGATCTTGCTTCTCAAATGAAAGATACTAAACTATTTTCATCTGACTATATATACGAATCAATATTTAATTTATCAGAAGATCAATATATGGAAATGAGAGACTTGGTTAGAGAAGATTCTAAAAGAACATTTAGAATAGCCCAAATTGAAGGAGAAGGAAATGATCCTGCTAAGTCTGGTACTACATACGGTACTCCACATGATTTAGCTTCTATGTACGGTAGAAGAGCTACATCAACTCCTAAAGGCGGAGGAGCAGAAGATATACCTACAGGGTATTCAGAAACAGAACCTGAATGGGGAGAACCTGGACCTGAAGGAGGTAGACCAACAGAAAAAGCATCTGTATACGGAACCAACGATGCTTTAGGCGGCCGTGATCCATTAGGTATACAAGGTATGAAAGGTGGATATCCTTCTGATAACGATAATGTAGCAGAGAACCTATCTACACAAGCTGTTTATCATAGAAATAAACAAGATCTTAAAAATATAGTTTTTAAAAAGCATGCAACGAAAGAATCTAAGATGCTAAGTGAAGACAATATTAAAGATTTAGAGAATTAATACATATTTATATATAGTAAACGTATACAATGAGGATAAAACATTCAAAGTATCGCAATACTGGTCTTATATACGAATTGCTGGTTAAGCAAATCGCTGCTGATGTACTCGAAAATAAAGAGTCAACAGCTATAAAGATTTTAAAAAAGTATTATAGCGGTAAGACTACTTTAGCTAAAGAATATAAGCTATATGAATTTGTAGTTAAAAACAATTCAGTATCTCAAGCTAAGGCAGAAACGATCATTTCTACTATTACTGAGGTTTCAAGAAAATTCAATCAAAAATTACTTAAAGAACAAAAGTATGCTTTGATATCAGAAATAAAAGAAAAATATAACATTGACGAATTTTTTACTGTCGATGTAAGAGATTATAAAGCACTAGCGTCTTTATACTGTTTATTAGAAGCACAAAATAATTCTAATTTAGTTGACCCTAGCTTTTTAATTAATAATAAAACTACTTTATTAGAGCATTTAACATCTAAGAAACAAAATGCAGAGGACGTTAAAGACTCATTAATAGAGCAATATTCTAAGTATGATAAAGATTTAAAGCTATTAACCTTTAAAATCTTATTAGAAAAGTTTAATACTAAGTATAGAGATCTTCTTCCTGAACAGAAGAATATTTTAAAAGAATTTATAACATCAGTTAATTCAAGTAAAAAACTATTTAATTTAGTTAATACTGAATTTAGTAAAATTGCAGAAGCTGTAAAAGGTTTAAGTAAAAAAGTAACTGATGATATACTAAAGATTAAATTAGATGAAATATCTAAGTCAATCAAACCTTTAAAAAGTACTGATAAGGTTGGAGATACTCATTTAGTTAATCTAATGCAATATTACGATCTAGTAAACGAGCTTAAAAGCTTATGAAAAGGTCGGAACTAGTTCAGTTAGTACGTGAAGTACAACAGGAATTAGACGAAGCTAACGTTACTAATAGTGGCGGAGCATCATTTACACCTGGTGATGGAGCACAGTATGCAACACCAGCTGCATTTGGAAAGGCAACTCGAGCAATTAAAACGCTTAAGAAGCAAGGTTACAAGCAGGTTAGTCGTCCTAAACGACCATCACATACTAAAGCGTTTGACTATTTATAAAAATGAGAACATACACAGTAACAGAAAAGCATAGAGCCGTACAAGAGGGTAAAATGGCTAAGAGTGAATTTGTAAGACAAATGAGACTTGGTTACCCAGAACACATCACACAATGGAACGGGTACGATGATACAGTACAAATTCTTAAAAACAGAGGTCTTCTCTATGAAACAATTAAACCTGTTGTAGTAGAAGAAAAGATAGATGCAATGAAATTACCTTATAGCTTAGAGTCATTAGACAGAGGTATAAGATATGAATTTGCAGCTGCTGGTATTGATTATCATGCTGGTGCTAGAATTAATATTGAACAATATAATGAAGCACTTAATAAAGCAAAAGCTAATTTAGATAAAGACCCGATGCATTATCTTAATTTAGTTTCTGGTGAATCTTCAAAAGTAGATAAGAACGACCAACTAAGACCAGTTTCTAATAAACCAGATGTATTTAATGGAATGAAAAAAGCTGACCTTAGAGAAGCTAAAGTACTTTTAAAAGAAGGAAAAATGGACGATCTAGCTGAAAAGCTAGGTATTGATGTAGGTAGATTACAAGCAGCTGCTGATAGATTAAGAGAAATGGAAAGAGAAGATGCTGCTGAAACTGCTGGTAAAGTTCAAGCAATGAAAGATATTATTGGAGAAGAACCTGATGAAGTAATGAATATTGATAGATTTGGAAAAGAAAAAGAAGATAAAGACAGCAACTATACTAAAGTAAAAGAAGCTGAAGAAATGGATCAAGAGGAATACCACTTAAAAAGAAAAGAAGCTGCTAATGCTGCTATAGATATTTTAAGAAGAAAGTATCCTGAAGTTACTGCTGGAATACTTAAAGACTTTCTAAGAACTCATATGGATGATCTATATGGTGGAGCAGATCCTATAGAAGAATTTGAAAACTATGTATCAGTTAATTATGATAGTTTAGATGAAGAAGAGAAAGTAACCGAAGATATTGAGGTACTAAGTGACATCATGCAAGTAGTAGGTATCGAAAATGTAGAAGATGCTCTAAAAGCGATTGAAAGATACGAAGGAGATAATGGTCCTGTTAGTAGAGAAGAAGCTAAAGAACTTATAGCAGATCTTAGAGCTACAGATGATGATGAACACGATAGACATATAACTAACCTTATGGTAAAAGCATTTAATACAAAGCTTAAAGGAGTATCTGAAAAGAAAGGTATAGATCACGATAAAGATGGAGATGTTGATGGAGATGATTATATGGCTGCTAAAGATAAAGCAATTAAAAAAGCAATGGGTAAAGATGATGAAAAGAATGAACAGTTAAAAGAAGCTATCAAAAAGATTATAAAAAAATCTTTAACTAAAGATACTTTAAACGAAGCTGCTACTAATCATTTAGCTGCAATGGCTGATACTTATGGAGACTATAAAGGTATGACAGTAGTACTAAATGATCTTCAGAACATAGTAACAGATATTGAAAGTTATTATGCTAAACAAAAAGAAAGATTACAAGGAGTATTTAAAAAAGTAGGAGAAATACAAAATGAAGAAGGATTCAAAGTAGGAGGATTTTTAGCTCCAGCTATAGAAAGCGCTTTTGTAAAAGATTCAAGACACTTAGGAGGTAATAGATTTATGAAAGGTGTAGAAATACCTCAAGTAAAAGTTGCTAAGTTTGATAACTTAAGACAAGAAGAAGCACCTGTAGAAGCAGAAGCTGCTCCTAAAGAAACTGTTTTCGGTATAAACGAAAAAAAATAATATGGCACAACTATTAGTAGACGTTACCCCATTTAAATCAGTACTTAGAGAGTCTAAAGAAAGACCTGGAGTATTTGAAGTTGAGGGTGTTATGCAAAGAGCAGTTGCAGAGAATCAAAACGGTAGAACATATTCAAAAGATATATTACAAAGAGAAGCTGCTAAATACGTTAAAGAATTCGTAGACAGAGGTAATGCATTCGGAGAACTAGATCATCCTGAATCTCCTGTTGTCTCTCTAAAGAACGCTTCACACATAGTAAAAGAGTTATACTGGAAAGGAAACGACCTTATGGGTAAGGTAGAACTACTTAATACACCGGCTGGTAATATAGTAAAAGAAATTATTAAAGCAGGACATACAATTGGTATCTCATCTAGAGGTACAGGTTCTGTTAAACAAACTAATGAAGGACAATTAGAAGTACAACCAGACTTTGAATTAGTATGCTGGGATTTTGTATCTAATCCATCTACACACGGTGCTTTTATGAACCCTGTATCACTACAAGAGGGTAAAGCTAAAGTAAGTAAGTTTGCTAAGTTAGACAATATTCTTAACGATATTTTAAGAGCATAATTGCTTTTTCAGAATAAGTATATATTTATATAAGAATATACAGTCACTTATACTGTATTAATAACACATAACTAACTTCACATTACGATTTCAATAATCGTACGAAACCACAAATTATTTTTATAATGAGTAAAGATTTATTCAAGCAAGCTATTGCTGAAGCTAAATCTGTAAGAGAAGCTGCTATTGCAAATGCAAAGGAAGCTTTAGAAGAATCTTTGACACCTCATCTTAAAGACATGTTAGCCGCTAAACTTCAAGAAATGGAAGAAACTAAAATTGAAGAAGCTCCAAAGAAAGACGAAAAAGAAATGGAAGAAGCAAAACATGACGATAAAAAAGATGAAACTATCGAAGAAGCTCCTAAAGATGACGAAAAGCATGAAACAGTAGAAGAAGATCTAACAGAAGAGCCAGAAGTAGCTGAAGCTGAACACGATGAAGCAGAGGATGATTCAGAAGAATCTGAAGACGATGCTCCTATCGAAGAACCAGCCGAGGATGATATGCCAGACGGAGATGAAGATATTTCTAAACTATCTATTGACCAGTTCAAAGAGTTAGTAAGAGATATTATCGCTCAAGAAGGAGGTCACGGCGAAGAACTTCCTGCTGATGACATGGATGGTGGAGATATCGAAGCTATAGGTGATGAACCTGCAGCAGATATGGACGCTATGGATGCACCAGAAGACGAAGAAGAAATCGACTTAGATGAGCTTCTAAGAGAATTAGAAGCAGAAACTTCAGAAGAAGTTGAAGAAGCTAAGCACGATGACAAAGACGAAAACGTTGAAGAGGCTAAAGAAGACCACAAAGACGAAGGTAAAAAGAAAGATATGGATGAAGACACGAATAATCAAATGGAAGCTGAATCTGACACTAAAGATCACAACATCAACAACGTACAGTCTGGTGTTATGAAAGAAGAGTTAAAAGAAGCTTTACAAACGATTGAAACGTTGAAGAAAGACCTTAATGAGGTTAATCTATTAAATTCTAAACTACTTTACGTTAACAAGATTTTCAAGTCAAATGACCTTTCAGAAAGTCAAAAAGTAAACATTATCGCTGCTTTTGATAAAGCAGAGAGCGTAAAAGAAGTTAAACTTGTATTCGAAACTGTTTCTGATAGTGTAGTAGGTAAAAAAGAATCTACTAAATCTATCAAAGAATCGAAAACTAAATTAGGTATGGCAAGTAAAGCTACTGGAACTACTGCAAGTAAGCCAGAAGTAATTGCTGAAGTATCTGATACGGTAAGAAGAATGCAAATGTTAGCCGGTATTATTAAACAATAATCTTAAAAAATTAAATTAAAATGGAAATTAACCAATTATTAGAGGGCTCTAATTCTTACAAGAATTTACAAGAGGACTCTGCAAAACTTGCTGAAAAGTGGGCTCAATCTGGTTTGTTAGAAGGTATCGAGGATAGCAAAGTCAAAAACAATATGGCTATGATTCTTGAAAACCAAGCAAAACAAGTAGTCTCTGAAGCAAACACAACTAACGTTGGTGGAGGATCTTTCTCTGCAGGCGCTGGTGAACAATGGGCTGGTGTTGTCTTACCATTAGTAAGAAAAGTATTCGCTCAAATCGTATCTCAAGATTTCGTATCTGTACAACCAATGAATTTACCTTCAGGACTTGTATTCTATTTAGACTTCAAATATGGAGACTCTAGAAATGGAAGAGCTGCTGGAGACAATTTATACGGAAACGTATCAGAAGGAGCTAGTAAAATGGCTGCTGATACTGATCCTTCAGGAGGTCTTTACGGAGCTGGACAATTTGGATATACTATCAATAGTGCATCTAAAGCTATGTCTGCTGTAGCAACTGGATCTGCTAATTCTGCTTCTATCAACTATGAAGACGGAGTACAACCTTCA